TTATTTTTGTTTAATACTAAAACACAAAACCTTGTGCCTACTGCGAGGTGGGGTGATGGAAGGAGAGACACTATGACACCTGAAGCCAAGGTCAAAGCAAGAGTTAAGAAAGTTTTAGATGAACATAAGGTCTACTACTTTATGCCAGCGACAGGAGGGTATGGTCGTGCTGGTGTGCCTGACATTATTGCTTGTTTTAATGGACAGTTCATTGCCATAGAAACCAAGGCTGGTAAGGGGAAGACGACTGCGTTACAAGAACGAGAACTATCACGCATCAAGACAAATGGTGGCACTACGTTTGTTATCAATGAAGATAATCTCGATGATTTAAAACTTTATTTTGAGTGTTGGACTGGACAATTTACTATGTTTGATGACGATGGGAGATGCTGATGAGAGCAAAGAAAGAGTATAGCAAGTGGTGTGCGCTAGAAAGAATGTGGGAGGAATCTCGATTTGGTGCAATGCAAGAAAAGGCATATATCGCTGGGTTTAGTAAAGCGATAGAATTGGTTGAACAATCTTTACGAGGAGAAGCAAATGAGCAAACTAAATACATTCCGCAAGTTGAGGGCTATCGAGAACGAACCTCAGAAACCATCGTTCCAGTATGCCGTGGAATCTAATTCAAAGTTCGTGTGGACAACAGGCGCAGACGTAATGAAAACGTGGAAACGTCATGGCTTTGTTCCACCTACCGAGTATCGTGACGATTACTTCTTCAAGAAGAATCGTGAGGGAAAGGAGAACAATGAGTGAGCAAGATAAAGAATACCTAGAGTCTTTGTATGCTGGCTTTGCTATGGTTGGGTTACTAATAAACGGAGATCATTCCTTTGAAGAAATCCCATCCTTATCAAAACAGCTTGCAAAGGCAATGTTGGTAGAAGAGCCTGATAAAGGCATTGTTGCAGTAAAACGTCGTTTTATTAAAAAGGAGAAGTAAAATGAAACATGGAGTAACTCGTAAGAAAATTCTTGCCTACATGCGCAAGAACCCCAATTCGAAACCTAAAGAAGTAGCAAAGGCGGTTGGTGTTGGTATCTCGTGTGTGTATAACGTAACGTATCAGCTTAGAAAAGAACTAAAAGCGACCCAAAGAGTTGTGGAAGCTAAGTTAAATACCTTACCCCATGAAGCAGAAGAGCGTGTAAAAGGCTTACTAAATACCATTACACAAGGTGCAGTTCGGCGAAGAATTCAAGGTTGGAATCCTGATGACAACCCAAATTACCTAGTGCGTCAAGTCGATGTTGTTAATCACCCAGCGCATTACAAAGTCGGTGGCATAGAAGTTATAGATTTCATCGAGTCCAAAGGCTTAACTTATAACTTAGGTAATGTTGTCAAGTATGTCTCTCGTGCGGATCATAAGGGAAACAAACTTGAAGATTTGAAGAAGGCGCAATGGTATCTTAACCGTGAAGTATCTACCTTGGAGAAGTCACAATGAAGAAACTAATTGCGTTTGGATTCGCCGCCATGTTGTCATCTAGCATATTTGCTCAATCAACTGTCATTTGCGAGACTGATCGCAACGGTAGGATGTGTTGCTGGGATACAAAGGTTTACGGACCTTGGCGTCCGATTACTTGCGGTTAAATATTCATAGGGGATAACGCTTGTGCGTTGTTCCCTTTTTTTGTAGCTTTTGGTTTTGTTATTTAAGGAGAAGTGTGGATTTAATTACTTTAGATTTTGAGACGTACTACGCTCAAGACTACTCGCTAACCAAATTGACAACTGAGGAATACATCAGAGACAAGCGCTTTGAAGTAATCGGTGTCGGTGTCAAGGTTGGCGAGGGTAAGACCGAGTGGTTCTCAGGATCGCACATCGAGATCCAAAAATACCTTTCCACCCTCCCGTGGAACGATTCTGCTCTCCTCTGTCACAACACAATGTTTGATGGGGCGATTCTTGCTTGGCGCTTTGGCATCAAGCCTTCTCTATATTTAGATACATTGTGCATGGGTCGTGCGGTGCATGGTGTAGATGTCGGTGGCTCTTTAGCATCGTTAGTTGAGCGCTACAAATTAGGCGAGAAAGGCAAGGAGGTTATCGAAGCCAAGGGTAAGCAGATAACTGGTTTCACCTCTTTAGAACTCGAGCGCTACGGCGAATACTGCAAGAACGATGTCGAGCTAACTTTTAAGCTTTTCCAAGTATTGTCGAGCGCGTTTCCGAAAGAAGAACTCCAACTCATAGATTTAACTCTGCGCATGTTTATCCATCCTGTACTGGAAGTTGATGATGCGTTGCTGGTTCAGCGTTTGGACGAGCTAAAGCATGAGAAGTTACAGTTATTAGGGACGCTCAAGGAGAAGCTAAAGTGTGAGAATGAAGAAGCGGTGCGCAAGAAGTTAGCAAGTAACAAGCAGTTTGCCGAGTTACTACAAACATTTAACGTACCTGCCCCGATGAAAGAGTCCAAGACTACGGGCAAGAACACCTACGCTCTTGCTAAGAATGACGAAGGCTTCATTGCGTTGACAGAACATGAAGACCCGTTTATACAACAGCTATGTGCGGTGCGTCTTGGTACTAAGTCTACAATCGAAGAGTCAAGGATAGAAAGGTTCATTGATGTTGGTTCTCGCAATAAAGGTCGTTTGCCTATTCCTCTTAAGTATTATGGCGCTCATACTGGTCGTTGGGCTGGTTCTGACAAGGTTAACTTTCAAAATCTCCCCTCCCGTGATGCTAAAAAGAAGACGCTCAAAAATGCCGTTGTCGCCCCCGAAGACTACGTTGTAATTAACTGCGACTCCTCACAGATTGAGGCTCGTGTCTTAGCGTGGTTGGCTGGGCAAGACGATGTGGTTGAGCAGTTTGCCAAAGGCGAAGATGTTTATTCTATCTTTGCTACATCAGTCTATGAGCGACCCATCAGTAAGAAAGATCCTATTGAAAGGTTCGTGGGTAAGACCTGTATCTTGGGACTTGGCTACGGGACTGGCGCATTAAAGTTACAGCACACACTAAAGACAACACCCCCTGGGGTTGTGATTGACGAGACAGAGTCCAAACGGATTGTGGACTTGTATAGAGAGAAGAACGCCAAGATCATTAGTTTATGGAAGAAAGCCGACAAAGCTATTGGGGATATGGCTAATTGGGAGGACACCAAACCATATTACCTAGGTAAACATAGATGTTTAACTGTCACCAAAGAGGGTATAAAACTACCGAACGGGCTGTACATTCGCTATCCAAACCTAGAACTCAACCCTGAGAAAGCTAATAGCGGATACATATATCAGTCACGCAAAGGCCCCGTGTCTCTGTGGGGCGGATCTGTGGTGGAGAACGTAGTCCAAGCGCTAGCTAGGATTATCGTGGGTCAGCAGATGATTAAATTGACTGAGCGCTATCGCCCCGTGCTAACAGTTCACGACGCTGCGGTGTGCGTAGTCCCCGAAGACGAAGTAGATGAGGCTTGTGCTTGGATCGTCGAGGTCATGTCGAAACCACCCGAGTGGGCGAAAGGGTTGCCTGTGGCGTGTGAAGCGCATTACGGACAGAACTACGGAGAGATGGAGGAGTGGAAAAATGTACGTCATTAAAGATGAGAACGGCGAGACTATGCGTACTGTACACAGGCAAGAAGAAGCAAGACAGATTGTGCAAAGCCGAGAGGGTTGGACATTTAAATGCGTACGCAAACCCGTACGCAAAGTTGACTTGTCAATGTTAGAGGAGGCACCATTTTGAAGACATTAGAAGAGGGAGCCAAGATGCTACTGGTAGCTTGGATAAAGAACTGGACAATGCGGACACTATTAGGTGTTCTATATGACAACACAAGGCAAAAGCTAGATCAAGAGTTTGCTGATGACTGTGCAAAAAACTTTCCATTCATGCCAAATCATTTATATTGGTATGCGTCGCATGGCGGTTCTGGTTTAGAAGTACGTCGATTTATTGCGGAGGCTTACCCAAAACTAAGTGATCGCTTGTGGGATTTAAAAGATCCCAAAGACTGCCTAAAGCATGCTGAGTATGTACAGAAACAAAAAGCAAAAGATATTAGAGTGAAAGCTAAGTACGGGCATCAAGAAACATTAGAAAGAGCAAAAGAAAGACGAGAGTATCGAGCTTCTACTATTGGTTATCGGGAATCAAGAGAAGCTTTTAAGAAACACGGGCGTAGCGCTTGGACAACAGTAAAGGCAAGATGATGATAGTCACAATACTCAATATGTTTGCCCTGTTTATCGCTACCTGTGCGGTGCTGATATTTGCGGTGGTGTTTAGCTTCTTCCTGTTTATTATGTATGCCTGCGTACACATTGGATGGAAAGAGATTAAGGGAATGCCGTTGTCTGAGTTATGGGAAAGGATTCAGAAATGACATTCCTTGTAGCCAATATACCCCCCGTCAAGTGCTTTGTGCGTAAGGAGTTTCTTTATAACCACGAGAAGGGGCATGGTGAGTTAGAACCCTGTGTATGGATGACTGCCAAGGCAATCAAGGGTCAAGCGTTTCGTATCGAGTCGATGCTAACTAACTACGGGGCGTTGTACGACAAGCTACCTATCCATGCCTATGTATGGAAGGAAGTAGCCGAGCCTTTGCCATTAGACCATTTACAGATATGGGACTGCCTATCGTACGACATGGCGGTGATTGAGAAGTCTAATTTACGGGGTTTGAAGGTTAAGTTTTTTGGCAAGGACAAACAGTTTCACTTTGGCAACTACCTGTTCC